TCCCAACGTGTTTCAAAATCAACTACGAGCGTCTTTCGCTTCATTTTTCTTCTTTCGTTTGTTCTTAGCTTCTTTTTCACATTGTTTTATATATTGTTTGAGGATTGCCAACACTCCTTCTTGAACTAGAAAGCCTAAACCTTCTTTATCAAAATGAACCAAAGCATCGGCAGAGCCGTCTTCATTTTCCCGCACTACTTCAACTTTAATTTCCATTAGTTTAGTGTCCTGTCATCTAGTTGTTCTAAAACTCTGTGGCCAATCTCTGCGGCAGTTTCAGTAAGAAGTATTGGAACTTCAATCTCATCAATGTTAAGACCGCATACTTTAACGCTACTTGTTTCACTATTGGCTACTACTAAAATCATTGAAACATTTGGGTCGCCAGCGCCTTGCTCTATCAAATCATAGATTGCTTCTAGTGCGCTATCGGGTGTTGTCTTTTCAGTCATACGTTCTTTCTCTTATATGTTCTACTTCGGTTATTGTGGCTATTGTCATCTCCACAGTATTTAAATTATCTTCGTTAATTACTAACGCATGACCGCCAGCGTCATCAATCTTCTTTAGTTCTGCTTCTTGTAATGCCGTTACAGTATTACTTCCAGCCTTACATTCTATTGCAATAAAACGACCTAAGTGACACGCAACTATATCGGGAATACCCGAACGACCATAGCCACCCATCACAGGATAGAAATAATAAACACCAAACTTTTTAAGGATTTTTGTTACCGCATCCTTAACTTTCTTCTCCGGTGTCTGCGACATCTTCTTCTCCTTGTGTGTAGTCGAGCGAAAGCTCGGACATAGGTAACTCTATTGTTGTAATCCTAAACCCACAGTCGTCTACACAAACCCGTCGTCTACGCACCCAATCAGGATGTTGAGTTGCCGTTCGAGTTTGTGTTGTCTTTAGTTTGGCTCCGCACTTCGGGCAGTTCCGCATCTTGCTTCTCCTTTTTCTTGCCAAATATCCTATCAAAATTCATATCAAACACTTTCATGTCCACGCTTAACGGGCGAGGTGTGTCGCCTTTGCCGCCATCACGCATTAGCTTCTCCTAATTTAACAGCATCGTAAACTTGACGAGCGACTTTTATTACGTACTCAATATCATTAGGGGTTAACTGCCCCATGAGTTGTAGAATTTTTATTACTGCAATATCGTTATCTAATGTTGTTGGTTTAACTAAATGCTCAATCATTAGCATCTCCCATCCATATCGAAGTCTTCGTCCTTTTGCGCAGTTGCTTTCTGTATTAACCTAGCAAAGCGTTCTAGCTTCACTATGTCACGCAACACCTCATGTCTACCCAAGCCCGCCGTTAGTGCCAGCTTAACTACTTCTTCCCTACTTAGTTCTTCCATAATTTTTCCTTATCGCAGACCATAACACCGCCGCATATAGAGCATACTACAACTTGCCCATCAATGATAAAGGTTTCCTGTTGGCAAGCATTAGCGTAGAAAGATAGAACTAGCCCAATAAACATAAACAATTTTTTCATATTAAAACCCTTTTAAATTGTTATGGTCTTTTTTACTTTCCCAATGAGTGCGAAATTCACTAAGTTCTTTTACAACTCTTAGCCCCACAATAATCCAGTAGGCAGTCCACCACCAATTATTGGCATCGGACTCATATAAAAAATAACCTATAAATAACGCTAGGATTTCAAACATTTTTGTTTCTCCTTAATTTGATTTCATCTTGTAGATAAAACACCGCCTTCTCTAAGTCCTCAATGTCCTTGCCCTTCAAGTCTGCTCGCCACACATACTTAAACACGTTACCCAAGTTGTAGCCCATATGCCGAGTGATCTCGATACACTCTACCCCGCTAGGATGTGAGGTGTAGTGCTTGGGGTGGTTGACTGGGTCGTTGTGGGTAAAAGTAGAGCCTTTGCCCGATATAGTAAACCCTACTGTGTCGTCACTATACTGCACCCACCCACCAAAAGGGATTGGTTCTGAACTCATTTCTTGGTTCCTTTCTTTTTAGTTTGAGGTTTGGGTGCGTCTTGCATATGTCTTTCTCTATGCAAGTTCATTAGTTCTTCTGCAATAGCTTCTAACTGTTTCTCTTGCACCTCAATCATTTCGGACACCGCCCATGTAGCCCCGCTTTCAGGCGCATCTATAAGCCTTTCAGCAATAAGTTCAGCCACATCTCTGATACTGCTTAGCTTATAGCTGACTGTTTCAACCTCGTTACTTAATTCCCACAGGCCTTTGCTTTCAAAACAAGTCTTGTTTTCCATCATGTTTCCTTTCAAGTGTAGTGTATGCAACGAGTGCTCTATCAAAAGCTGTGCGCCAATAGAACACCTCGTCATTTAGTCTTTTAATTTCTGCTTCTAGTTCCTTAATGCGTGCTTCAAATTCATTCATTATTTCACCTTCTTGCTTTCGTATTTCCTTGCGCTAATGTTTGCTAAACATTTGGCACATTTCCATCGTGTGTGTCGTCCGCTAGTAATTAAAACATCCCTACCGCCTTCGGGCAACTGATACGCATGACAAGACGAACAATACTTGCGCCCTGTTAGCTTCTCAGATGCCTTCTTAATTTCTGCGGCGGTCTTAGTTAATTCACCCATTACTTCCCTTTACATTAAACATTCACCGAGCAACTCATACAAGTTTATCTTAGGTTTCTTAGGTAGTTTTACAATCTTCCACCCTTCCTGTAAGAACTGCTCGGCTTCCTTTAGCGATTGAAACAAACGTATTGCCATGCCTGTTTCATCTACCACTTTATATTTCAATTACCTCGCCTTGCGCTTGTCACATACAAGGACTCCATAATGACTCTTGCGCCAGCAGAGGTTAGGTCGCTTTCTAAATACTTCTTCCCGCATGGGCCGATGTAGATTCCAGCTTCGTTGTAAGTGGGGACATAAAGAACTCCTTTCACCTCGTAGCATCTGAACATATCCTTGTCGTGTTTAATTTGATTGTTGGTTGTGAAACTCATTTGTATACCTTTCCGTCTTTGCGTTTAATAAAGTTGTTGGGATGGCACAGATATTTTGTGCCCATTTCTTTTATGATTTTCTGAGAGTTCAAGCGCCAATTTAATTCTAGCTGATGCAAAACATCCTCGGTAATAACCCCACGCAAGTGGGAAGAAGATGACACTGGTTGCCCATGCCTATACTTTGGCTTGCTTGTTTTAACAATAGCTCTGCTGTCACTCATAACAATAGGTTGCTTAAGCATTCGGTTCTCCTTAGAAATCGAACTTGGATAGGATTGCATCAACGTCTTTCTTAACCGCTTGGCGGGTATCGAGGTCTTTGCGTAGGTCATCAACGTCTAAGCCATTGACCGCTTCGTGTAGCTTGATGCGTGCTTCCTCTAAGTCCTTGTCGCCTGTGATGTTTAAGTCCTTAGCTAGTGAGCATAACTCGTTGGCAGTTTCTAACAGACTGGCGTGGAACATTCTAGGTTGTGCCTTGTGTCCTGTGTAGTCCACAGTTAAGCGGTCAGACATACGCTTGAGGTGATCTTTGAGCCTTGTCTTGATGTCGCCCATAGCGTTCTCGATACGCTCATCAGCTAGCTTTGCTAACTTGTTTTGTAACTCCGCTTGGGCATCGTTACCTACATCTACTCGGAAGTCACCCGAGGTAGGCACAGGCATATAGTTCACACGAAACTCAAAGCGGTGCTTGATGTCGTCAGGGGTTGGATACTCGGTGCGGTTGAACATATCCCCTAGAGCCATCGCCTGTGCAGTAATCAAGGTTGGGTAAGTCGTTACGAAATCATCTACCAACGCATTGAACTTATCCTCGAACTCTTGCATACGCTGATTAAACTCCATGAACTTAGAGGTAGTCAGTAAGCGTAAGCCCGAGTCAGACCAAGGCAGAGTTACATCATAGAGGTATGTGCGGATACTGCCTACACATTGGTTGATTGTTTCTAACTCAGGGCGACCAGCCAACAAGTTCTTATTAACTCGAGCCGCACCTTTACTGCCAGCACTCTTGTTTACTAACACCTCATCGGTGGTTGTTTTGTCTAGCTTGCGTGCTGTCCATTGGCGAACATTTACTTCTACCAACATAGCACAAGTATCAATATTAAAGCGTGTCATAGTAATTCTCCTTTGTTGTTTATGAATAGATACGAACAGTCTTACCTTTGTTGCTAACGAAGTGGTCGTTGTCAACCACACCAAACAGAATCGGACAGTCAGGTAGTATGTAGTCTGATTCTATGTAGCCATCTGAAAGAATGATGGTAGCCTTGGGCTTGATCTTATGCTCGGTCATATACTCCGCTACACAAGTCAAGCGTGTACCACCACCACCTTTGGGCTGGAGCATATCGGGTATGCGGTGATAGTCCTGCGGTTTGAAGATTTGCTCACCCTCGATACCGCACTCCCACCATAGGACACGCACTTGCTCAGGCTTAACATTCTCACAGATGCGTGCGATCTCACCGAACACAGTCCCATACAAGCCCATCATGGAACCCGAGGTATCACAAGCAACAACCAACTCGCCTGTGGACTCTGAGAAGTGTGATGGCATGAGGATACCCTGTGGTAGTAAGCGTTTGTTAGGCGGTGCAAATCGTGAGTAGTCATCGCCCTCGCATAACTGTGTAACGAACTCACGCAGATGCTCTCGCCAATTAGTGTCACGCTTCTGAGTAAGGCGGTCTAACGCACTACCACCACGACCCATGCCACGATCAGCGATACGCTTGGCTAACATCTTGCCTTGATGCAACGCTTCTGAAACTTCTTGTGCAGTCTTAGCCTCGATAGCATCGGATAGCTTACCCATGATGTGCGAATCTAAAGCACCATCGCCATCACCGCTACCCGCAGTCGGGTCGCCACCTTGCTCCTCGCACTCCTTGATTAAGTCTTGCAAGACCTCAACGAAAGACCAGCCGTAATACTTCTTGTCGAGTAGTGGTGCGACTGCGATTGGGTGGTCGATAAACGCATGGGTCGGGTCGGTTTCTTCTATCGTGCCGTTGACTACATAATCCATAGCCTGATTGCACAACATAGGATACTTCTCGCACAAAGACTTATAGCTAGTGCAATGATGCAAGGCTTTGTGTAGTGACTCATGCAAGACTAAGAAACGTAACTGCTTGCGTGTTAGTGGCTCGATAAAGCTAGGCGCATAGATAACATTACGACCATCGGTTGCGGCAGTCCTGATGTCCTCGTCTAACCGAACATCACCGACATACACGATACCTGATAGCGTAGCGAACAATGCGCTATTACTAATGTCCACATGACACGCTATGATGCGGTCGTTAAGCGACATCTTTTCCCATAATGAACTCATAGTGCTCTCCTTACTTGCCTGTGAAATAAATCTTGTTGTCTTGCAACATGGTTTGGAATGGCTTGACAGTCACGAAGTTAGATACCCTTGATGATTGTGCAAGGTTGTGGCAGAACATAGACTGCATCTCTCTACGCATACGCAAGATGTATTCGCATACTGCCTCGGCTTCCTCACGATCATTGGTTTGTGTAATGCACTTGAGAACTGTAATGATCTGCGCCATAGGATTCTCAGGAACAGGGCATGACTTAGGCTCTTTGAGGATGCGTGGGAATGGTGGGGTCTGCTCACCGAACTGAATGAAAGCCTTGAGCGACTCAGCACCAGCCTCACCCATTGTGCCTGACAGTAACGCAAGCAAGCTCTCTGTATCCATACCATCTTTCGCATACACAATGTCAGAACTAGCGTGCAAGCTACGAGGTGTGACATACGAAGTCTGCGCAATAGATGGGTTGAAGATGTGTGCGTTGTGCGCCTCTTGTCGTTGCCCGTCATACTTAGCGCCAGTCTGATAATCAAGGAAACTATCGAACAACGATTGACCTATCTCATCAGTCCATGCAATAACCTCAGGAGCCAAGCCTTTGTCGATAGCCCACTCTCGCCACTCTACTTGCGTAGGCTTACGCATCTTGACAAACGACAGACGATTACGAAGGTGTGCTTGAATGGAATCGCCTAGACCCTCGACTGATAAGTTAGTAGCACAGAAGATTACAGAACCCTCGGGTGCATGGTAGTTGCCTACCCTACGCTCATACACAATCGGAGCCAGCACATCCTTGATATACTGCCGAGCCTTGGCAATCTCGTCTAAGAAAATCAAAGCGGGTCGTGAACCATTGACACCCTTCTGATTAGTCTTGCTGATACCAAAGCGCTCGTTAGGTAACTCTCGGCTAACACCTTGCTCACGATCAATGTCAGGCATCCACACCGAGCCATCGGACAGTTGGGTACAGTCGATAGGGTCAACATGAATATGATTGGCAAAGAATGGGTCATCCTTGAGCATATGAAACAACCCTGTCTTACCGATACCATTCTCACCCTCGACAATGATAGTGCGCTTATGCCCTACTGCCTTAATGAGTTGTGTAACTTGTTTAAATGAAAGCATTGTCATAATGTTTAATACCTTTCTATGTTGTTGAACTGCGTGAGATACTACGGGTAGAGTCTGCGCCCTACTTTTTAATATGATACTGCTTTGTAAAAGATTTGATTCTAGTATATACCCTGATACTACGGATAGTATTACTGATACTACATATAGTTAACAGAAGGACTTGCGTGGTAGCTTGTCCATGAACTGACCCCAAGGGGTCTTGACCGAGCCTGTCTTGAGTGATGCAACACCTAGCAATCTACTAGTCATAGCCTTCTTGAACTCCTCGGCAGTCACCTCGTCAGCTAGTGCGTGTTGTTGTTTGATGCGTGCTTGTTGCTCGTCAATAGTCCTATTCCACATATTGAACAGGCTACCTTGCCAACGCTCACCCTCGGGTATGTAGCTGTAAACTTTGTGGCTAGCAGAGATATTGAACACCGCTTGCCCTAAGTCTAAGAACTTCTCAATATACTCGGGGTGATCTGTGTTATCTGCGCCTAGCTTTCTTACTACCTCATCAAACCTACTGATCTCGATGGGTGCATTGCGCCATGCTGTGCCGAATGGTTGCCCGAGGTCTGATGAGATTGTTACATTGGCTCTGTATTCGGGTAGCCTGAACATGGCGAGCGTCATGAGGGTGTCTAGCTTAGCTTTGAACTCCTTGCGTTTCTGTTTGTCCTCAACAGATGACTTGTATGTGTAGATGTCCTTGTGCCACGACTTGCCAACAATCAACAAACCCTTATCGTCAAACCATAGCGTAGCAGATGGTGTGTGTTGTTTGCCATCCCATGTAGGAACATAAGGAACCTTAACTACCTTACCCTCTGTTGTGCGTAGCTCGTGATAGTGCAAACCTTGCTCATACATAAAGATGTTGGTAGTCTGACTAGCGTAGTAGTTTGTTTCTACATAGCGTGTGCCATCGGGTGTTGGTGGATAGAAGATAGCTACCTTGGTGTTGTAAAGGCGATAGTAAATGGCGCCGTCTGCTGTCTTGTGTATACCCATATGATCTGCTTGAACATTGCGTAAGTATCTTGGGCTGTCAGGCATACTCAGCCACTTGTTACTGCGTGTTGGTGCTTTGCAATCTTCGTAATGCTGTAATGCTTCTTCGTATGTTCTCATGGTATTTCCTTTCGTTGAGTTTGCTTCTTTAAGTTTTAAGTGTT